CAGGTAAGGATATAGAACACAAAACATATCATGAACAGACGGAAGAATCCGGTGGACAGCCGATCAGTTCATACGTTCCGTTCAGAAACGGCATAATGCTGTCAGCGGCGGTTGCGGTTGCTTATAGTATCGGCGCAGAAGAAGTCTGGTACGGAGCGCATAAAGATGATGCAGAAGGTGGAGCATATCCTGACTGTTCGAAAGCGTTCGTTGAGGCTATGAATAATGCTGTCATGGAAGGAACGGCACACAGGGTAAGGATAAAAGCACCGCTTAGTTCATTGAGAAAAAAGGATGTTGTCAGGATTGGACTTGAACTTAATGTTCCGTATGAAAAAACTTGGAGTTGCTATGAAGCAGGAGAACATCCGTGTGGAACATGCGGAACTTGCATAGAAGTAAAAAAAGCGTTTGCTGACAATGGGGCAGAGTACCCTGTCAAATAAGAGTGGTGGTATGCAAAAACCCACCCCAAAAAAACTACGAAAGGAAGAAAGGTAAAGGATGAACGAACTGGTAATCATTGGTGAGGTACTTGTTATCTTCGCAACGCTCCTGCTCTGCAAGAAGTTTTTCGGGAGGGAGGGGGTGATTGCATGGGTTGGATTCGCAACAATTCTCGCAAACATCATTACGGCAAAGAACGCAAATGTGTTTGGACTATCAACAGCAATCGGAACAGTGATGTTCGCATCAACATTCTTGGCAACGGACATTCTTGCTGAATACTATTCCGTTGAAGATGCAAAGAAAGCGGTAAAGGTTGGACTGTTCACAAATATTGTTCTGATTGTAAGCACACAGATCGCACTGCTTTATATCCCGTCCGAATTTGACTATGCACATGAAGCCATGCAAACGTTGTTCAGCTTGAATCTCAGGATTAGCGTTGCAAGTGCCGCTATGTACTATATCGCCAACATGGCTGATATCTATGTTTTCGGAAAGATCAAGAAAAAGACGAATGGAAGGATGCTGTGGCTGAGAAACAACGTTGCAACCATCCTATGCAACTGTCTTGAAAACTTCGGATTTATTGGGCTTGCGTTTGCCGGGATATACGACTTCGGAACAATTATGACGATTGCCATCAGCACATCAATCGTGGAAGCTTTTGTTGCTGTGCTGGATACTCCGTTCCTTTATTTGGCAAAGAAAGTGTAAAGAAAGAGAGGTGAACCGCCATCGGTAGAAAAATAGACTGGAACGCAATCCGTGCTGAGTATATCGGTGGCGGTATCTCTCAGCGCAAACTTGCTGAAAAGCACGGCGTGTCTGCTGATGTGTTGATGCAAAAGGCAAATCGGGAACACTGGAAACAGGACAGGGACAAAGCTGTAAGCAAGGGGATAGCAAAAGTTCAGCAAAAGACAGCAGACGCTTTGAGCCAGAACGCCGCTATCGCAGAACGTATCAGAACGAAGTTGTTAAGAAGGGTTGAGAAAGAAATAGATGCCCTTCCTGATTACATCGGAACGGAGATGGTCAGCGATATAACAAACATGACCTATGATGAAAAGGGAAAGCGGTTAGTTAAGCGGACGAGCGGTGGCAAGAACTACAAGCTACGGGACTTAACAGCGGCATACCGGGACTTAACTGCTGATATGCAGAAGGAAGAAAACGTGGATGCCCTTGAGAAACTGGACAAGATGATTGACGAGGTGAGACGGGTTGCTTTTAACTCCTAAACAAGCCGAATACTTCAGAGAGTGCAATCACCGATGGAACTTCAAGGGCGGTGCAACTCGTTCCGGCAAGACCTACATGGATTACAGATGGGTCATTCCGTGGAGAATAAGGGAACGTAAAGGGCTTGATGGGCTTGTTGTCATATTAGGGGTAACAAAAGCAACCATCGAAAGAAACGTGCTTGAGCCTATGCGCCAGTTGTTCGGCGATAGCCTTGTCGGTTTTATAAGCAGTGACAACAGCGTGAAGCTATTCGGAGAAAAATGCTATGCACTCGGTGCCGAAAAGGTTTCTCAAGTAACACGGTTGCGTGGTTCGTCCATAAAATACTGCTATGGTGACGAGGTTGCTGACTGGTCGCAGGATGTATTTAATCTTCTGAAAAGCCGTTTGGACAGGAGCTATTCCTGCTTTGACGGAACGTTCAATCCACAAGGCCCGGAACATTGGCTGAAGGTCTTTCTGGACTCTGATGCCGATATTTTTTATCAGCGATACAGGATAGATGACAACCCGTTTCTTGATCAAGAGTTTGTAACAGAACTCAAGAAGGAATATAACGGGACAAGCCTGTATGACCGCTATATAGAGGGCATGTGGGCGGCAAGTGATGGGGCATTGTTCACTACATACCCGGAGTATTTCAGCGATCCTTCCCTATTGTTTGAAGGCAAAGCTCACATTGATGCGGCCTTTGGCGGTTCGGATGGATCAGCCTTTACCTGTGCAAGACGAGATGGAGACACGATCTATATGTATGGACTTCTTCGGCAAAAGCATATTGACACACTAACAGACCTTTTTAGCACAGAAGCAAGGCGTTTGCGCTGTTCCCCTATACTTATTGAGACAAACGCCGACAAGGGCTTTGTAGCCAAAGAAATGCGAAAAAACGGGGATATTATTCGCACATACGATGAAACCATGAACAAGTTTTACAAGATTGCAACCTTCCTTCGGAAGTGGTGGAGGAACATCCGGTTTCTGGAAGGGACAGACAGAGCTTACATCGAGCAAATCATGAGTTATTGCGAAGGCGCAGAGCATGATGATGCGCCTGACTCAGCGGCTTGTTTATGTAGATACTTTGATAATCGTGACGGAACCAAATACCATTCTATATTCGGAGGTTGATTAAAATGAACAATTTCTTTACTTTTCAGGATTTCGAAAAGCACGAGTCCGATCGGGCTAAATGGCTTGGTCAGTGCATCGCTCAGTATATGAAAAGCGATGAATACAAGACCGCACAGGAAGCCGATCTGTATGAGAAACAGCAGAACACAAAAATTAAGGAGTATGTGAAGAAGGTTTATGATATCACAGGTGTAGCGAGTGTGGATATCACGAATCCGAACATTCAGATAGCGAGTAACTTCTTCCATCGTCTGAATACGCAGAGGGCAAGCTATTCTCTTGGTAACGGCGTTTCCTTTGCTGGCAAGACAACGACAGAGGACGGAGGGAAAAGAAAGGTATCTGACAAGACGAAGGAACGTTTAGGAAACAGCTTTGACGATATCCTATACAGAGTAGGCTTTAAGGCTCTGGAACATGGAGTGTGCTATTGTCTGTATAACGATGGTGAATATTACATCTTTCCCATGCTGGAGTTCCTGCCGTTTATGGATGAAATGACCGGGAAGATACGGGCGGGAGCGAGGTTCTGGAGCCTTGACTGGAAGAGAATGCCCGTGATCGTAGACCTGTATGAAGAGGATGGATACAGCCGTTATAAGACCCCGGAAGGAAAGAGGGGACTTGGTAGGCTGGAGCTTGCGCAGGAGAAGACAGCATACAAGCAAATCATCCTAACAAGCGAAGCAGACGGGGAGGAAGTTGTGAAGGAAGAGAACTATAGCACGCTTCCCGTGGCAGTCATGTACGGCAATAAGAACCATCAAAGCACGCTAATAGGCATGAAAGCTAACATTGATGCGTATGATTTGATCCAGAGTGGTTACGCTAACGACCTTGCAGAATGTGCGCAGATGTATTGGATTATCGACAACGCTGCTGGGATGAATGATGATGATATAAAGAGACTCAGAGACAGAATGCTTCTCCAGCACATGGTTGTAGCAGATGAGTTAAACAGCTCTATCAAGCCATATTCGCAGGATATCCCATACTTGAGCCGGGAAGCTTGTTTAACAAGGATAAAAGACACGATCTATAGTGACTTTGGTGCCTTGGATGTTAAAAGCATTGGTGCAGGAGCTAATGTCACAGCTACAGAGATTCGGGCAGCATACCAGACCGTTGATGAAGAAGCAGACGATTTCGAGTTTCAGGCTAACGAATTTATCCAGCAGATTCTGAAGCTGGTAGGAATTGAAGACTATCCGACATTCGATAGAAACAAGGTTTCTAATGCGATGGAAGAGACGCAGATGATCATGCTTGCAGCCGAATACCTTGATTCTGCTACAGTTCTAAAGAAGCTTCCTTTTGTCTCTGTGGATGAGGTGGACGCAATCCTTGAAAGCAAGGATCAAGAGAATGCAAAGATGGTCGGAATGATGCAAGCTACCCAACAGCAAGCAGAGGGACAGGAAGAGCAAGAGGAAGAGGTGGAGTAAATGACAGCCCGTCAATGGCTTAACCTTATACAAGAACTCCAAAGCATATATGATGACGCTACAAGCACCATATCAGGACGGATAGGTGCATATACGGCAAGGTTTCTTGCTGAAGATATAGCTAGGAGAAAGCTTCTTAAATCAGGCTTGTTGGATAAAAACAAGTATGGGTTATGGATCAAGAACAACGTTTTTAAAGGGTTTCGGTGGAAATCTATTGTGTTCAACGTGATTAGCACATTGATTCGAGCTAATAGACGGGCAAATAAGGCTATCGAAAGAGAACAGGACAGAGAATTTAGAGAACGTTCAAACAGGCAGCTCTATGACCTCGAAACAAAGACCGGGGTTGATACGGGTGTAAAACCTCGCACTGATGATGAAGTCTCGAAGCTCCTGAAACAATACCCGGAGCTTCTGCCACGGAGAAAGGAAGACATCGGAAAAGAACGTGGGTGGGAACAGGAAAGGATATACACATCAATAAACCAGAGCATTATCAGGGGAGAAAGCGTCCCTGATGCAGCGAGAAGACTTGCTAACACACTTGGACAATCAAATATGCGGGTCATGACAAGGTACGCCAGAACGGCCCTTACTTGCGCACAAAATGCAGGGACGATAGATAGCATGAAGAGAGTTGCTGCTATGGGGATACACGTTAAAAAGAAATGGCTTGCCACATTGGACGAAAGAACCCGCAACTCACACAGAGAGCTTGACGGTCAGGTTAGGGAACTCAACGAGGATTTCCGCTCCCCTCTTGGTAGGATCAGTTATCCGGGAGACATAACAGCTAATCCTGCTGATGTATGGAATTGCAGATGCACATTGACATATGTTTATCCTGATTTTTCAGATCTGGCGAAGAATCCACAACGGCGTGAGAATGTTGGGCAGAAGCCGATAATTCCCGGAATGACATACAGACAATGGGAAAGGTATAAGCAAACCGGGGAAACGCCACAGAGCGAAACGAGCAACCTTGAGAGGAGATTAAGAACACTCGAATAGGTTATAGGAGAGAGGGGATAAAGTGGCAGTTAGGCTTGTATACACAACTCAGTTTAGAGCATATTTAGATTCCATTGATGATCGTGTAGCTTTGGCTCTTGAGATCATGGGTGGAATAGTAGAAAGTCATGCTAAAGAGTATTGCCCTGTAGATACGGGGCGTTTAAGGAACAGCATTAGGCACGGATTATCACCCAGCAAGGAGAACACAGAGCTTATAGGGTCAAATGTGGAATATGCTCCGTATGTTGAGCTTGGACACGCACAAAGGCCCGGAAGATATGTCCCTGCGATCGGAAGAAGGCTTGTTGCATCTCATGTAGCTGCAAGGCCGTATTTAAGACCAGCCTTAGAAAATCATAGACAAGAGCTTGAAGCAGTCCTTGAGAGAGTGTTTGCTATGGAACCATTAGAGGAAGGAACGATACCACGGCGATACGATGAGGAACCGGAACCTTTGCCACCGGAACATCCAGAGCAACCAGCACCGGGAGGACAAGAGCCTGACGGCGAAGGCCCGTGGATAGTAATTGACTAAAATTCACCTTTAAGCATAAGTCATACCCGCAATTTCACCTTTGTGCGATTGCGGGTATTTTTTTATGTAAATACAATCAATATAGAGCAAAGCACCGCTCTAAATAACTCCGTAGGGGCGAAGCAATGCCCCCGAAGCAATGGGAGGAAATAGCATGGCATTTTCGAGGAACTGGCTAAAAACCATGGGGTTGTCTGACGAACAGGTACAATCAATCATGGAAGAACACACAAGCGTAACGGATGCCCTCAAAGCACAGAGGGATCAGGCGCAAGCCGATGTTAAAGCCTTGCAGACTAAAGCTGATAAGTTCGATGAGACGGAGAAAGAGCTTCTCACACTTAAAGGCGAGGACTTCAAGAGCAAGTATGAAAATGAGCATCAGGCATTTGAAGATTATAAAAAGAAGATTGCCACAGAAACTGAGACAGCGAAAGTCAAATCCGCTTATCGTCAGCTATTGCTTGACGAAAAGATTTCGGAGAAGCGGGTTGACAGCGTGCTTAAGTTGACGGACTTCTCTGAAATGAAACTTGGTGAAGATGGCAAGCTTGAAAATCTGGATGCCCTGAAAGAAAACATCGGCAAAGAGTGGGGAGAGTTCAAGGTTACCCAGTCGGAGAGGAAACAAAACGTTCCTACACCGCCCGGAAACGGGAATCAGGGAGCCGGAGAAAGCCGTGCAAGAGACTTGTATCTAAATCATTTAAAGCAGAAAGGCATCAAGGTAGACGATGCCGGAGAGGAGTAAAATATGAGCTTCATTCTGCACGACCCGCTGAACAAGAAGTATCAGCCGGGTTGGTTCCTCGCTTCCGGTGACTGCCGGAGAGAAACCATTGAGGTTCCTGCTAACCATAGTCAGGTGGTGACCGCCGAAAATGGCAGCAAGTACGTTCCTGCTGGTGCGCTTCTGAGCAAAACCAC